TGATTTAGAAAATGACTTTTCAAACTTGGATGAAAAAAATAGTGCATTAGAGGGAGATAGAGAAGCGTCAAAAGAAGAGTCAAAAAATCGTGAAATAGAAATTTTGAAAAAGTTTTATGGAACCCTTGAAGAAAAAGGAGTAGATCTTAATGATATGGAATCTATAAGTAGGTTCTTACAAGAGCTTAGAGAAACTGATCCCGATTTCTACGAACTTATAGAAAAGGCTTTTGCTAGCTTAAGTCTTGGTGCTGAAGAAGGTGGAATGCAAGTACCAGGAGCACCAGAAGCAGGAATGCCAACGCCTGGAGGACCAGCAGGAATGCAAATGCCATCAGCCCCAGCAGGCATGCAAATGCCGGGAGCAGCACCAGCAGGTATGCCAACGCCAGAAGCTTCAGCCGGAGGATTAACTGATAAGTTTTCTGACTTACAAAATAACGTTTTAAGAAAGTAATAAAATAAATAAGTATGAAGTTTAAACACTACGCTCGTGAGTATGAATATGTGTTTACAAACGACAGGCTGTTAAAGAAATGCAACCCAGAGAAGGTTAGCGTTTACAGGAATACACCAAGTGAATTAGATGGTTACATAGTTACATTAAGAAAAACAATATTAGATTTTCAAAAAGAAATATTTAATTATATTGTAAAAATAGTTTGGTTGTTTAGAAGATTTCAATATGATGGGAAGAGACGGGTTAGATCAAGCAGAAATGGTATATATGTAGATGGTGCATTTAGTGTATTTATGAAACATTATGTCGGAGTAGATCACAGATTTTTATTAACTAAGAACATTCCGTATACGAGAATAATTAGTTATCTAGATGATTTTTTTCCAGCATTTGATGATGGAAATCCGTTTGTTGATAATTATGAGTACCCATATAAAAATATAACACTTGAATATCTTGGTATCGTATTCCACGTATTCGAACGTTTAGAACTATTGAAATATTGTGATAAACAAAAGATGTCATACGACGAGTTTCTAGATTATGTTATCAATTTTATAAATTGTTATAATGATGAGAATGGCAAGACATATGAATTTATGTTTAATTCTACAGCGATGCCATATATAAAAAATATTAAGAGAAAAAAATATGAACGATAAGAAAAAGTTAAAACCTGTAATATTTATAGAGGGTGATAATAGCTTTTATAGAGAAAATAGATTTGCACAAAATTTATTATTAAAAGCACTTTCTAGTGGTGTTACAGATCCTCAAGAGTTAAGAAAAGTGGCTGGACTAAAATCAGTCGCAGATGTTTATAGAACTCTTGACAAGATGGCAATAAGAAAAGAGTATCATGCAGCACTAGCAGAACAGGGCATGACCTTAGAGTTTATTACCAAAGAAATAAAGGATATAATCAATACTACAAACTCTGACGGAACAAAGCTTAAGGCACTACAGACTATATTACGTTCAGTTGGACTTGATAAGTATGAGAAGCAGGAAGATTCTGGGAAGTCATGGGAAGAGTCGATTATCGATGCATTGAAAGAAGTAGAGAAAGAAAATAAAGTAAATGCAGACATAGTGGAAGTAGAAGTTGAAGAAGATGAAACATATAAGGTTGTTACACCAGACGTTCCTGAAGATGAAAAGATTAAGCAAGAAGACGAGAAGAGTCTAGCTGACAAATTATATGAAGAATAATGTACCTTTGAAAAAAATGAAAGATGTGAAGTTTTATTTAGAAAACTTTACAAAGATTAAGGGTAAGAAAGTGGGAAATATGATACCATTCATATTGAACCAAGCTCAGGTTGATTTATTCAATACTGTTAAGAAACATAGTCGTACCATAATTCTCAAAGCTCGTCAAATTGGATTTTGTCAACATCCGTCGACTAGAGTTTTGACATCAGACTTAGAATGGGTAACGTTAGATAATATTAAAGTTGGTCAGTCAATAGTAGCTGTAGACGAAAAAATAGCTGGAGGTAAGGGTAGTGCAAGGAAAATACAAACAGCAATTGTTCAAGGCAAGTCTAATGTCTATAGTGAAGCAATAAAAATTACACTAGATAATGGATCAGAATTAACAGCAACACCTAGTCATAAGTTTTTATTTAAAGATTCTCATAAGTGTATGATGACATGGAAGAGAATGGATGAATTAAAGATTGGAGACGAGACTGGAATCATAACAAAGACGTGGGAAGATAAAACATACGAAGATGGATGGTTTGGTGGAATGATAGATGGTGAAGGTTCTTTGAGTAAAAAAAGTAGAACTGGAGTATCTCTTACTGTTAGTCAGGTTTCTGGATATATTTGGGATAGGTTAGTAGATTATGTAGAGAATAATAACATAAAATATAGAATAGAAGTTGACAAAAGAAAAGCTGGAGATTCAAGTAAACTTGGGTCAAAAGAAGTAAATAAAGTTGTTATTAGTAATATGTTAGACCTAATATATATAATGGGTAAAACTGCTACATCTAGATTCAAGGATAGAAAATTTTGGGAAGGTAAGAGATTAGGATTTACTGTACGTCCAAAAATAATTAAGATAGAAAAGTTAGAAAAACAAAGAATGGTTGACCTTCAAACGTCTGAACATACATATATAGCAGAAGGTTTTATATCTCATAATTCAACAGCAATGGTTGGTTTTTTCTACCATTCGACTATAACAAATCCCGGTACAACTACCGCATTAATTGGGTATAATACTGACTTGACTGCAGAGTTACTTGATAAGGTTAAGACATTCTTTTTGACAACACCAATGGAATTAAGGCCAACTATCCAATATAACTCTAAACATGAGATATCATTTCCAGCCTTAAATTCTAAAATATTAGTTTTACCATCGACAGAAACAGTTGGTCGTGGATACACACTTACAAACGTACTAGCTACGGAGCTTGCCTTTTGGGAAAAAGCTGACGAAAAGATGTATGCATTGGAAGCATCTGTTCCTCTTGCTGGTAAATTAGTAATAGAATCAACACCTAATGGTCAGGGTAATTTATATCATAGAATATGGATGACTGACAATAACGATTATGCTAAGAATAGATATGGTTGGTGGTGGGGATATTCACGCGAAGAGATAGAGCTTATTAAGAGAAGGATGAATAATCCACTTAAGTTTGCCCAAGAATATGGTTGTGAGTTTCTTGCTTCTGGTAGAAATGTGTTCGATGTAAACATGATACGAGAACAAAGAAAGAATCAATTAAAAGTTGGCGATGTTATAGATATTGACAGCGAAACAAAACATACAGTTACAGAAGAGAATGGATTTAGAACGTATAAAGAGCCAGAGGATGGCCACTTCTATGTATTCGGAGCCGATGTGGCTGAGGGTGTAGAAGGGGGAGATTATTCAGTTGCTCACGTTTGGGATAGAGCCACTGGAGAAGAGGTTGCCATGTATAGAGGCCTTTTACCACCAGATACGTTCGGTGAGAAGCTTAATAAATGGGGAAGAAGATATAATAATGCACTGATGACAGTTGAGGTTAATAACCATGGTTTGACAACTCTAACTATACTGAAGAATCTATTATACCCAACACTATACTTTAGACCAGTTAAATATGAAACCCTAGCAAATCCAACAAGTGATAAACTTGGTTGGAAAACAACAAAAGTAACAAGATATATATTGATCGATGAATTTGCACAAGCATGTAGAGATGGTGCATTAACAATACACAGTAAAGAGTTATTAGATGAAATGAGTGTATTCGTTTATAATGATGCTGGTAATATGCAACCACAAGAAACGTTTCATGATGACTGTATATTTGCAGCCGGTATAGGATTTCAAGGATTTAAAGTAATGTACCACAAGAAATTAGAACAAATAGATTACCAACAGTTTTTACCAAAAACTTTTAGTTATTAATTAAATATTTTAAAATAAATTTATGACAAATGAATATAGACCTAAAGATTTCGGCAAAGGCGAAGAAGAGTTAATTGCAAAATATCATACTCAAAAAGATGATGCAGTTGACTATTTTAAGG